GGTTGTATACAACATTGATCGTTTGCCTCAGGGCGAAAACATTACACAATTATTCCCATGGAAAATTTGGCAAGTCACGAGCGACCCTCTCAATGGAAATGCCCGGCCTGTGGAGTTTTTTCAGCCCGACTCGAGAGCGTCAGAACTTATGGCGGTGTACGAGAAGTTTGCAGTTCTTGCGGACGAATATACTGGGATTCCTCGTTACATGACGGGTGGCAACCCATCGGGCGGCGCAGGCCGAACGGCTTCTGGGATGTCCATGCTGATGACGAACGCCGGAAAGTCAATCAAACAAGTGATTGCTAATATCGATGAACACGTAATTAAACCGCTTATTGACAGGTTGTACTACTACAACATGCGTTACAGCGACGATCCAGATTTAAAGGGCGACGTAAATATTCAAGCCCTTGGCGCGGCAAGCCTGATGGAGAAAGAAGCCATCCAGCAGCGTCAGAACGAATTCCTAGGTATTGCCTTGAACTCTCCAGTTGCCCAGCAAGTCATAGGCATGGAAGGTGTAGCAGAATTGCTACGGCAGGCTGCTAAGCGCCTAGATATGAACGTGGATGATATTGTGCCACCCGAAGACGTAGTTAAACGTAAAGTTATGGAAGCCAACGCAATGCAGCAAGCGCAAATGATGGCTAACCAACAAAACGGGCAAGCACAAGCTGGTGGTACACCACCGGTACCCGGACCGGACCAAGGCTTACTGATGGATGGATCGCCGCAAACAAGTCGATTTACTCCATCGGCCTAGGTGTTGACGTAGTAATTTTTTAGTGGTATATATCAATTTGTTTTAGAAAGGAGTTGCGATGAAAGCAATCAGCCCGATGGAAAAGCGTGGTTCTGAGTACACTCAGGATTCCGCCAAGACCGATGGAATGTCCAAAGGTCCCGCCAAGCAGGGTGCTGGTGGCAACGACGGCAACGTTGATGCTGAAGGCAAGCGTGGTGGAAAAGAGTATGCTCAGATGTCGGCTAAAACCGACGGTATGTGCAAGTAAGTGCTGCGGATTGACGAAAGAGTCGCCCGCAGTCTGACGTTATTAAGGTCAGAAGAGTTTGCCCCATTGTTAGAGTATTTAGGGAACTGCAAAGCAGATAGTCTTGAAAAAATGGCAGTGGCAAGCGAACAAACCCAAATTTACCGGCTTCAAGGTGAAGTTGGTGTGATCAAGGAGTTCCTTGATCTGGTAGGACGGTCAGGTGAACTGATCGAGAAGTTACGAAGGTAGGCAGACCGTTAAGTCGGAGCCCACCACTTTAATTTAACCGTGTAGCAGACCGTTATCGCGTAGCGCAGACCGTTCAGGCGGAGCGCGAAGTGAGAGTCGGAGCGAAGGAGATAGAAATGGCATTGCCCAAGGCGATTCAACAGCAAGTTGAAGAAGCAGACGCGTTAGTAGCTAACATCCATGGTGATAAGACCGAAGAACTACAGGAAGCCCCTGAAAACTTTTCGGAGACTGACCCAGTAAATCAACTACCACCCGATCCGCCCCCTGTTGAGCCACCTCAGCAAACCGTTTCACAAGAGCCTGCAAAGGAAATACCCGAAAGCAAATGGGAAAATAAGTACCACACGCTAAAAGGTATGTACGACGCGGAAGTACCCAGATTGCATGCCGAACTGCGTGAGATGAAAACGCAACTTCAGCAGCTTGTAGCCGATAAAGCTACAGCCGAAGCAAAACTGGCTACCCCGGTTCCTTCTGTAGAGTCTCTAATCACTGAACATGACAAAGAAGCGTTTGGTTCGGACTTAATCGACTTGATTGAGCGTGCCACAAAGTCGCAGGTATCAACCCTGCAGCAGCGTGAATCGCAACTATTGGACGAGATTAAGCAGTTGAGAACGCAGCTTGGAACAGTATCAGAGCGTCAGGTTGTATCCGATAAGGATCGTTTCCTGATGGCGCTGGCCTCAAAAGCACCAGATTGGGAGCAGTTAAATACCGATTCGGGGTTTTTGGAGTGGCTAGCCCAGGTTGACCCAGTATATGGGTTGCCCCGCCAAGTAGGTTTAAATAATGCGTACGATGCGTTTGATTCTGATCGCGTTGCTACAATTTTTAATACCTACCGCGATCTTGTTACTCCTAAGCAGCCGCAGCAACCGCAAGCAACTCCGAAGCAACAACTTCAGCGTCAAGTAGCGCCGACCCGCTCTCGTGCATCGACGCCCCCGGCTACCAACGATGTGAATCAGCGCATCTATACGCAAGTAGAGATTGAGCAGTTTTACAATGATTGGCGACGAGGCTACATCGACCAAGAAGAGGCGGTTCGTATGGAAAAAGAAATTGTGGCCGCTGTCTCGCAAGGAAGAGTCAGATAATGATTTAACCGGTGATGGTAGCGGCTATAAACCCTGGTAGTTTTTATTCTTTAGAAAGGAAATAGCATGTCTACCATTACCGCAGGCGCAACCTACCCAATTAATACCGTAGGTGGCAACGCAACATTCAACTCCCCCACGGGAGCACAGACGTACACAGGTACCGCATATTCGGGTACTTTTATTCCGGCCCTCTGGTCCGGCAAACTGGCGCAGAAGTTCTACGCCGCTACTGTATTTGGTGAAATCGCTAACACCGACTGGCAAGGCGACATCACTGGCATGGGCGATACCGTGATCATCAACACGATCCCGACGATCACCATCAACAACTACAGCATCGGTCAGAACCTTGCTTATGAAATTCCTACTCCTTCGACGATCAGCCTCACGATCAACAAGGGTAAGTATTTCGGCGTGAACGTAAACAACGTTCTCGAACTGCAAGCCAAGCCCAAACTGATGGATGTGTTTACTAACGACGCAGCCATGCAGATGAAGATCAATATCGACCAGGACGTATTGGGAGGTACATTTGATCAGGGTGCTGCTACCAACAAAGGTGCAACCGCTGGTGCAATCTCTAGTTCTTTCAACCTCGGCACCGACGCGGCTCCGATTTCGTTGACCGCTGCTAACATTCTGCAGAGCGTTACTGCCCTGTCGTCTGTTCTTGACGAGAACAACGTACCTGAGACCGATCGTTGGTTGATCATTGGCCCAACCGAGCGTCAAGTGTTGATGCAGTCCAACCTGGCACAAGCTCAGTTCATGGGAGACCCCTCCTCGATCCTGCGTAACGGCAAGATCGGACAGATTGACCGCTTCACGGTGTATGTCAGCAACCTGCTGCCCCGCGCCCTTGCTGGTCAAAACTTTTCAGGGGGTGTTTCGGCTGGTACGGCTAAGCGTCATGCCATCATGGCTGGTCACAAGTCGGCAATCACTTTTGCATCACAGATTGCCAAAGTTGAAAGTCTCCAGAACCCAAATGACTTCGGTACTTTAATTCGTGGCTTAAACGTTTACGGATATAAAGTAGTTCAAGACAAAGGTTTGGCTCTCCTACTTGCAGCAGGCTAATACCCAAGGTGGGGGGAAACCCCCACCTACTTTAACTAGGAACTGGAGATCTATATGACGACTGAAAATAGGCTTGTACAACTTGGCGTTTGGGATATAGCGGCTCAAGAAATTGCTGGTGGAACTGAACTTTCTACTGGTCTTTCTGCAGCCGGTGCAACCCAAGCCACGGCGACCGCAATCACCGCAGATATTTCTGTGTTTGGTACGGTTGCTTCGGGTACTGGCGCAATTCTTCCGGGCACAAACGGCGCAGGTCGGTATGTTGTTCGGAATGGCGGCGCTAATGCTCTGCTGGTTTATGCTCCTGTTGGCGGTACGATGAATGGCACTTCGAACGGCAGTGTTTCTGTTGCTGCTTCAACAAACGCTATGCTTGTATCTACTAACGGCACAAACTGGTATTCTTTAGTATCTGCGTAATACCCGGGGGCTTCGGCCCCCGTTTAAAAGGACAATATGGGAACCATTGTAGCCTCCACTATTATTGACAAAGCCGCCATTCAGTTACTCGACACCGGTAACGTGCGTTGGACCCGGGCCGAGTTGTTTAGTTGGCTAAATGATGGTCAGCGTCAGATCACGCTGATGTCTCCCCAAACAAACAACAAAATTGCTGTTATAAACATGGTTGCTGGCACTCGGCAAACCATTCCTTCTGACGGCTGGCGTTTGCTAGATGTATTTCGTTACATGGGTAAAGTTGGTAATACCCCAGGGCGAGCAGTGCGTTTAGTTTCACGAGAATTGCTAGATGCATATGATCCCAACTGGCATTCGGCTTTAAAACTAGATGTTCCTCAAAATTTTTTGTTTGATGACCAAGATCAAACTGCCTTTTATGTATACCCGCCAAACACTGGAAACGGATATATACAGATTAACTATGCTCCTGTTCCTGCGACTCTAACTTTAGAATCACAGGCCATATCAATTAATGATATTTTCCAGACCGTATTGCTGGATTACATTTTGTATCGAGCCTGTAGCAAAGATGCTGAATACGCTCCTGGGCTACAATTAGCTGCTGGTTATTTAACTACATTTATGGCTGCATTTAATATGCGCGATAAGACGGACAAGGAAAATACACCTAACCTTGGTTTGTCTCCAAAGATGATAATTGGTGGACCTGGAGGTGAGTCGTGAACACAGGCCTTACCGTTGGATACGAAGATTTTTTACCGGAAGTTGTGCAATACGTACCGGATGTTCCGGAATTTATTGCTATTAATGCTATTCGCAATTCTTGTATTGAGTTTTGTGAAAAAAGTCGTTACTTACAGACTGACTTAACGCCAATAAATTTGGTAGCAAATCAGGCTATGTACACAGTTATTGTGCCGCCGGATACTAAGTTTGTTGATATTGTCGAAGCATATGCTAACGATGTTTTGTTAATTCCTAAATCAAGTGAGGAATTGTCACGTATTTATCGATACACAGACTGGCGGTCTGTTGAGGGCCAGCCTATGTACATTACTCGAGAAGTCTATACTTCTGTGCAACTTGTGCCATTTTTGACTTCTGTTACTGCTGGGCAAGAGTTATCTATGCGTATTTCGTATGCGCCTACGCGGGATTCTTCTGAAATTTCAGAAGATATCTATGAACAGTTTCTAGAATATATTTCGTTTGGTGCGCGTTATCGATTGTATTCAACCCCAAAGCAGCCGTATTACGATCGTGGGCTCGCAATGGAGTATCTTCGGTTATTTCGGGCTGGTATTAATGAAGCCCGAGTCCGTGTTAACAAAGGCCTGTCGCGTACGTCGGGTCGCATTGAATATCAGAGGTTCGTATGAGCATTATTCGCCTGGTTCAAAACGACAATCTCCCGCAGGTTACGCTGACTATTATTGATAAAGCAACCGGCAACGCAATTGATTTGTCTAATCCCACTACTACTGTACAAGTTAAGTTTCGAGCTACAGGAGGTACTACAGTTTTACATGTTCTTCCTTGCGCAAAAACAAATGGCGGTGGGGATGGCGTTGTAACTTTTTCTTTCCCTGCAAACACTCTTGACGTGGCAGAGGGCACATACGAAGGCGAAATTGAAATTAGTTTCAATAACGTTATTCAAACCATTTTTGACGTGCTTCAGTTCTATGTAAGAGCCGAGTTCTAAAATGGGCTTTCCAGTAATACCTACAACAGCAGTTGTAGCCGAAGTTACATATGTTGAGCCAAGCTATGTTGTTATTTATGATGCAATAGCTGAAGTTCATGTTGTTCAAGTAGGGTATTTGGCGGAGTATCAAAACCTTACACTAAAAGCTGCTAGCGTCATTTTCCCAACCCGCTTTGTTGCCGACGTAGTTAACCCGTTGGACGGCACCGTTTTGTCCACAACCAAAGTTCTGGACGAGACCCCAGTTCTACAAGAATTTGTTGGAATTGCTTTTTCTAAACCTGATTTAACTGACTCGTTCTCAATGATCGATCAGGTTGATATTGCCTATGATCTTAACAAAATTATTATTGAATCTGTAACAGAATCTGATTCTTCTGTCATTAATTTTGGAAAAAATTCGACGGATAGTGTTGCACTGCAAGATATTTTGGCTTCTGTTTTAGGCAAGTCTTTTGCGGATTCTTTCACTGGGATTGATACTACGGTATATGCGTTTGCTAAATTTCTAGCAGATATTTCGACCGTATCTGAGCAATTAACCATTGCTTCCTCTTTACAAAAGACTGATAATGCTGTATTAGATGATGCGGGACTCCTTATAATGCAGGACTACTGCGACATTACATACTTTTTAGAGGATTACGTAGGGCAGTCTCGAACTTTCACATAAGGATTTTTTGCATGAATACACACGAAATAATTAAACCTACCGGCATGCTTCGGGTAGTTGTGATAGGTCCCGATGGGCAAGTAAAAACTGATGAAGTCTTTAAGAACTTGGTAGTTGACGCAGGTAAAGACTTTGTTGCCTCACGTATGGTAGCGGCTAGCGCTACTGTGATGAGCCACATGGGAATTGGATCTGACACTACCGCTCCCGCTGCTGGTGATACTACGCTAGGTAGTCAACTTGGCCGAGTTACTCTAGCTTCGGCTTCTGCTACAGGCGCAGTCGTTACTTACACGGCGTCGTTTCCCGCTGGTACGGGTACGGGTGCAGTTACAGAAGCAGGAATCTTCAACGCTGCTGTTGCTGGTACAATGCTTTGCCGCACTGTGTTTTCGGTGGTCAACAAAGGGGCTAACGACTCTATGCTCATTACCTGGACTGTAACGGTGTCATAATGGCAGTAATTGTTACCCGCGCAGGTAAGGGCTCACCCCTTACCAATAATGAGGTTGATTCAAACTTTACCAATTTAAATACGGCGAAGATTGAGTTAACTGGTGCTCCAGCAACTGGTGATGTACCGGCATGGAACGCGGGGACAAGTACCTGGGTTCCAACGGCTGTTGATCCAGCAGGTACTGCTGTTGCTTTAGCAATTGCATTGGGATAAACCATGGCAAATACTTTTAAAAATTATCCGTCTTCTGCTGTTGGTACCTCACCAGTGACTATTGTGACATCGTCAGCAGCCACTACGGTTATTGGTATGACTGTCGCTAATATAACAGCGTCTACAATCAATGTGGATGTCTACACCACGATTGGTGGCACAGACTATTACATTGTCAAGAGCGCGGTGATACCAAGCGGCGGTGCATTAGTGCCAATTGGCGGAGATCAGAAACTGGTGCTTGAAAATGGTGATGCCCTCAAAGTTGTATCATCAGCAGCAGGATCTGCCGATGTGATTGCATCTGTCCTGGAGATTACCTAATGGCGTATATTGGATCGCCCCCAGCACCGAACATTGCAGGCGTTGAAGTAACGCCTACTGAGGTATCTGACCAGGCTAACAATAGCACCGGGTATTTTGATCTGCCTGCCGGAACGACAGCGCAACGGCCTAATACACCTACAACAGGGATGATTCGGTTCAACGACGACTCTGATGAGTTTGAGGGCTACGACGGATCAGCATGGAGTTCGATTGGCGGTGGGGGCAATATCACAACATTTGGTCTTTTTGAGAACGCCAAGTTGATTTCAGCCAACTACACGATTACAACAAACAACAACGCCATCAGTGGAGGCCCAATTGAGGTTGCATCTGGGGTTAACGTAACGGTTCCTTCGGGATCAGTCTGGACGGTGGTGTGATATGAGTATTGTATTAAACGGTACAACGGGTATTACGCAGCCTAGTATAACAACTTCTTTTGGAATTCCAGTAGGGACTACGGCTCAAAGACCATCATCGCCTGCGGTTGGGATGATTCGGTATAACACCACTAACTTTGAATATGAAGTTTATAGCGGCGGTGATTGGTTTGCTTTAACAACTCAAGTTGTTGGCATATATTCTGTTGAATACCTTGTTATTGCTGGCGGCGGCTGTGCTGGCGGTAACGGAGGTGCGGGCGGCGGCGCTGGCGGGTATAGGTCTTCTGTAGTTGGTGAATCATCTGGCGGCGGCTCAAGCGCAGAGGCAAAATTAGCAGTCACTATGGGTAGCTCTATTGCTGTTGTTATCGGCGCAGGCAGCGCCACTTTTTCATCGGGTAGTAATTATTCTGGGCAAGGTAGTAATTCATCTCTTGGTTCTATTGTTTCTACTGGCGGTGGCGGTGGCGGTCACGGTGGTGTACCTGCCTATCGTGGTGGGCCGGGAGGCTCTGGCGGCGGCGGTGCGGCATATGACTCTTATGAG